CATTCTCAACTGGTGATTTTATTGCAGTTGAAGATAATAGCACATCACCCGCTATTGATAGTAACTTCCTTTCTGCAGGAACTGCAGGTAAAAAGATCACTGCTGTCACAGGAAATACAATCGCTACTGATATCGATTCATCGAGTGCATCAGCAGATTATACTTTCGCTTTCTCAGGTCCTCAAGCGATCGTGAAAAGATGTATAAAGATTGTAGCAGCAACAAGTGCAGTAATAGTAGAAGAAGTTCAAGTCGTTGGTGGATAATGCTCAACGAACGGAAAAAAACTTTAGGTAGAGATAAGCCTCAAGGATTTGGGGCTGCTCAACTTGGTCCTGTTAATCAGGAAGCAGAAAGAATTATCCGTGGTATGAAAAATAAAAGTGCATCCAGATTTAAAAGTTTATATGGTAAACGTGATAAAGAAGTGATGACACTAACAGCAAACAAGTTAGCATTAAAAGATCAATTAAAAGTCATGTATTACAAAGATTTTATAGATTTAGTTGAAGGTAATCCTACTACTAGGATGCTGACAAAATCTAAAACCCAAACTACTGGGAATATTTCTGCTGATCGTGGTACAGATGAAAAGAAAAATAGAGCAAGTAGAAAATCACTTGAGAAAGATCTCAAGAAGAAAGGTATTGGATACAAAAAAGGAGTCGGAGAATATAAATATTCATCAGGTGAAGGCACAGGTCGTGAGGTCTCATACCAAACAAGTCCTGGCAAGGGAATGTCCAAGCGTCGTTTCGGCAAAGTCATGCGTCGTCTTGGTAGAAAGCATGGTCAAGAATCAGTAATCACTAAGAAAGGTGATAAACCTGCAAGATTACATGATACTGAAAAGAAAAAACCTGATAAGTCTTTTACTTTAGGTAAATCAAAAGCAGGTAAAAATCCATCTGGTATGGGAGAAACTTCTGGCACAAAAGTTAGAAGTGGAAAACTATCTAAGAAAACCAACAAACCTGCAATCCATTATGGCAAGTAGCATTACTGAAATCGCAATGAAGACTGATAAGAAGGTTCCTCTTGGACGTAAGAGTAATCCTTATGGAAAACGTGCTATACTAAAGATGCTTATTAAATCTGTTGCTGAAAAACAGAGATCTAAAGCTGGTGTTACATCTGAAGAAATGACTAAATCACAAATTAAAAAACGTGATGAAATTGCTGATTCTATGAGCACTAGAGAGTTTAATAAGAGATACGGTAAAGAGCGTGGGAAAGATGTTAAATATGCGACTGCTACTAAACTGGCAATGAAAGAAATTGCCTACAATAAAAATGTTGAAATTGTAATGAGGCACAATGGTATTCAAAAAATTAAGGGGAAAGAAAGACCGAAGAACTTGGGACATGGTTCAATTAATGAAAAA